GGCAATATATTCTTATCTTTATGCTCAATCATAAAAGAGTCTAAATAATCGCCACTTGAATCCAATGCACCAACTGCGCCACTAATCGACCCTGGGTCAAGCCCGATCCAGATGGTCATATTGGGCTTTCATGTGGTTCGTCAAATCTGTTGTTATTCCACGCCATAAGTGAGTCGGGCATGACTCCAGTTCCTTCGCCCTGTGCCATGCCTGACCCTTCCAGCCCGGTTGTTTTGCAAGGTGTACAAGCCATTCCAAGGTCTCCTGATACAAGTAAGGCTCTGTTGACAATGTAGAGTGGAACGGCAAAACCTTGTTTTCGTTTGTTAAGCAAATGGTGGGCTTCATCTTTGTTCATATAAATAATAACTCCTGAGTCTTTACAGAACTTCCAGCGTTATATTTTTCTGATTCGCCTTTTGGGTAAGGTTGGATTTCATAACGCAGCTGGTCTTTTAAAGTTTGTTTTTGTTTTCTGCTTCCAACAAAATAAATATATCTGTGCTTAGCACTGCGATTTATTCTATTTTCAGAATCTCCAAAATTATGCCTTGAATGCTTACCATCAAGTCCAGCCATGTCTGTTCGTTCTTTTGTTGTTCCAGTGAAAATGAAGTTTGTTGCCTGATAGACATACCCAACATGGTTCATCTCAGTGTCAGCATAGGAAACCACAATGCTTGGCTTTGGCAACATTTGCAGACTTTGACCAACCAGCATTGATGCGGCATTTTTCAATCCATCTTCAATGCACAGGCGGTTTAACTCCAAAACAATGTCTTTGTTTTCTGGCCCACACACACCCATGCACAGGAAAGGACTAGCTGGCAACCCATAAGTCACGATGCCAACTAGCCTTGTGTCATACAAACCAAAAGCATGGATTATTTGAGGCATCCGCTTGGCATAGTGTTTTTTCAAAATCCAAGGTTCAGCCTCAAAAGGTTTTATGGGCAAAACCTTCATGTCACCATCGAATCTTTGAAGTCATCGTAGAAATCACCGCTTTCCATCAGCCTAATCAAAACATGATTATTGCCAACAGGGTGGTGTGCCTCAATGAACTCTGCATATCGGTCTTCCAACTCATATGTGTTCATTGCATCTTCAAATTGTTCTTCGGTCATGTTACTTTTCCTTTCAACGCATTTCTGATTTGTGCCATGATTTCTGGCGGTGGTGGGCCTGTGTGCTTTCTGTCTTCATCCAGCTTGAGTAAAGCAGGATCACGGCCTTGAACGGGTGCAACAGATACCCTAGCCATGTCGCCAAAGGTGGGCTTTGGTAAAACCCACTCAGCTTTGAAACCTTGCCAATTCCTTACAACTACTTCCTTCAAGGCATCCTCAAGGCTAAATCCAGCCTTGTCAGCTTCCTTTTGGATTCCATCAATCACCAACTGAGTGACCTGGGCTTTCTTTGACTTTCGATGATTGACGAATTCCTGCCAAACAGATTGTGAAACGCCGTCAGGTGTATCAACGGTTTTAGTCTTTGTTTCTGTTTTAGTTTCGGTTACGGTTAAAGGTACATCTGTATGCAAATGCTTTGCACTTGTATGCAACTGTATGCAACTGCCATCCATGTCTGGGTACTTGCTTTCTTTTGCCCTTGGGATGTTGTCCCACTTGCACATTTGCAATGTAGTTTTGGCTTCAGTTTGATAAATAAGTATCAGTCCAGAGTCTTTTAGTTCAACAAGCAAGTCCTTGCACTTGTTTATCGTGATTGATTCTTTTACTGGATAGCAGTTCGCCTTAATCATGGCGGGTCTTGCGTCAAAACGCCCAAAGTCATCGACTGTTACTAACAGTCTGTAAAACAATGTCTCTGCAAGTGGGGATAATTTGTCGATAGATTCGCTGTCACGAATCCCAGGCTTTAGATACCTAGTAGGCATGGTTTTTCCTTCGCTGTCCTCCACTGAAAGGAAACGATCGGCAGGCGGGGAGGCTCGCTTTTCGATGGAGTAGCTACTCCCCATCTAGCCGGGTTTCCAAACATTATATCAAACTCTGTAAATTCGATTGTCGCTAAAGCGACTTGGGTACTTCAAGAAGTCATAACACCCACGGCGCTGGACATTCCTCCGCAGTTCCTTGCCATCATAGATTTCTTTGACAGACCCATTCTCAATCCTCATGGCTGCACCACTGATGGCCCGATTCATCTCCATGCGCCCGTACTCAGTTAAATGCCACTTCTCCTGATGGTTGATAACATAGCCAAATTGCTCTAAGTCAGGCAGGTACTTGGCATAGTGGTATGACACAGCATTGTTGTCTGTTGCACTGTGGGTCATGTCAAGCATTGACCTGGGGCCACCTGATAGGCGCTTGAGAATGGTTCGATGGGTCTGGTTTAAACGCATTTGATTGTCTCCAAAAACCTCAGTATGATGGGTTTTCTAATTTTATGTACTAGGGAAAACACCTATTCCACGCATCTTTTTTTTGTGCGACAGTCCTATCACTGCGCTTTTGCAGTGGTCAACAGGAGTTCCGAATGCCAACCGATGAAGAAAGATTCAATTACGAGTGTTATGCGATTGTCCAAGAGTTAGACCCAGAGGACATTTCTGACGCTATTGATGATAGTGTTGCTCTGGTGGAGGCCATCAAAGCCAACAATGCTGAAGATGTTGCAGCAATCGTCATGCACCGAGTCGAGCTAAAAGTGTGTCGCAGGGCTGAACTGCGAGTGTTTGATGTTGTCAAGACCCCTTGGGTTGATGACATTGAAGAACTCCAGCATTATCGCAACCTGCGAATTGAACGAGTCCAAAAAGCCCTTGATGAACGCAAGATCACAGCGGCTAAAATGGATGCCCCTTTCAAAGAAATGTTTGACGAGTGAGGACAACATGAAAATGAAATCCAGACTGCAAGACATCATTGGAGACAATTCAGATGAAACATTTGACGATTGCGATCAAACGAGTCCTATCCTATTTCGAGATTGTGACCTTGCAACCCAGCTTGCCCATCTTGCTGAGAGACAAAACACCAGCAAAGAAGACCCTGCCAACACTGGCAATCACAGACCCTAAATTTGTCTATCAAAGTGCAGCTTGCACAGACATATCTCAAACATTTGAAAAGGCTAAACATGAGCGACTTCAACGATTACGCAACGATGTTGATGACAATCGAAAACAAAACCAAGGCACTGAGCAACAAATGCCTGTCAAAAAACTACGCAGGGTTCACGGGTGACATCACTTCAATCCAGCATGAACTCACTATGCTGACAATGTGGATCACACAAGCGCAAGGAGAGCAAGCTAGGGAAAACACCTATAGAATTCTCAACAAAGTCTGACACAATTAAATCTCACTTAACAGGAGTCACTATGAATGTATATCAAAAACTGAACGAGGCCCGTGAGCAATTTCACAAGGCCAAACTCAAGAAATCAGGTCACAACAAGTTTGCAAATTACTACTATTTTGAACTTGGTGACTTTGTAATCCCAGCACTAGAAATCTTCAAACAAATTGGTTTGACTTCCATCATCAGCTTTGGCAAAGAAGAAGCAAGCATGACGATTGTGAACAACGACAAGCCAGAAGAAAAGATCATCATCACAAGCCCAATGTCTTCTGCGGCCCTCAAGGGTTGCCATGAAGTGCAAAATCTGGGCGCTGTTCAGACCTATATTCGCCGTTACCTATGGGTGGCTGCGCTGGAGGTTTTGGAGCACGATGCCTTGGATGGCACAGTTGGTTCAGAGAAGAAGACCATCAAGCCCACTGATGGCGTTATTGTCTCCAAGGACAGGCAGAACATCATTGCAGATGTTGCGATTGCCATTGCTGACAGAATCAATGCAGATGACTTGATTGGGGCTTATGAGGAATACCTGGGAATCCATGACCAGGAGGAAAAGGTGGCGTTATGGGCATTGCTTCCAAGTAATGTGCGTAGTGCATTGAAAAAACATGGCGAATCATTGAAAGGCTAATATGGAAAATAAGCGTGATAACTCAGGTGTTTTGTTCAAATCGGACAAAAAGGACAAGCCAACATCTCCAGACTACAAAGGCAACATTACTGTTGATGGCGTAGATTATTGGTTGAGTGCTTGGATCAAAGAAGGAAAGAATGGCAAGTTCATGGGCTTGGCAGTCAATCCCAAGGATGCACAACCTCCAGCAGCTAATCCCAAAAAGATAGTTTATGCGGATGACGATATTCCCTTTTGATAAACCTCACGGGGCTACGGCCCCAATTTAATAGGAGTTGATGATGACAAAATTAGATCAATCTTGGTTTGGTGGTGCAGTCGAGAAGTTCTTTGGAACTGCGCCGTTTAAACTGTCTCGCAAAGAAGACCCTGCCACTTCACATCAGGCAGCACAGGCAATCGACACCACAAAGATGGAGTCCTTGGTCTATGAAACCATTGCAGCCTATGGCCCAGATGGTTGTATCTCAGATGAGATACTTGCCAAACTAGCATTTCTGCCCTATTCAAGCGTCACAGCCCGATACAAGGCGCTGATTGACAAGGGCTTCATCGAGGTCATTGGAACCCGTAAAGGCGTTTCTGGGCGGCTCCAAAGGGTTATGCGTAAGATTTAATCCACTAAAGTGGAAGGTAGGGTAAATCCCTATTCCAATCTCTGTCAGACGGGGCAGAATTGGCGCATGAACCAACAACAAACCAATCGTTTAAATGCTTTCTGGCAGGATGTAGAGGCTCACAAGGCTCTTAATCCATCCTTGCCAGAGAGTGCCCTTGTAATCCTTAAATCTGTGGCCTTGGATGCTCTCCTTGCCGCACAAGACATTGAACAGATAGGAGTGAATGATGCAAACAATTGAATTTGTGCCTTTTGATTGGGTAGACGATGATTTCAATCCAGATATTGACCGCATTGAAGTTGATTACCAATGGCATGAAGCAGATGACTCTGTTGGCTTAATCGCATACTGTGAGAAAACAGTCAAGTGGATGCGCTTTAACCTGCAAATCAAGGACATAACAGACGAGTTGTCCTATGCTGACTTGGCGTATCTGAAGCATGAAATCAAGCGCAACGATCAGGAGATTGCAGATGAAAGAACCTGAAGATGAAGCATTTGATGAACTCAGTCGCAGACAAGGCGATTGGGGTCTTCAAGGTTCACGCAAGCACCAGATCATGCGTTATGTTGAAAACAATGCCAGGAATGAAGTGATTGAAGAAGTCGCCCAACACATTGAGAAATGCACTCTAGCGTTTGGCAAAGACACGATTCAATCGTTTACTGCTTATGTAAGGAACATGAAGAAATGAAAGCAAGACAAGTATTCCACGCACTTATGTCCTCTAAGGGCTATACAGAGGATGACTTAGCCATGAGTGGCGACAAGTACATTAGCCCTGCTATGCAAGGCAGATGGAACTACTTTATAGCCGGATGGGAAATGAGGGGGGTTATGTGATCGAGACAATCATCACTATCTTTGCCTTGGGTTTTCTAGGCATTGCGTTAGCCATTGGAGGCGTTTGCCTAATCGTTTGGATGGCATTGAATGAATCCTAAGAGTACAAATAACTCCGGCATGAAGTGCCCAGAATGCGGGGCCGTCTCATTTGTTCAGCATACAAAAACTGTGGAAAACATACTTGTCAGACGAAGGGAATGCTTTAATGGGCATCGCTTTATCTCACATGAGACAGTCCTAAGAATGGTCAATCAACATAAAGCCAAATCAAATTCTTAGATGTAGCAACTACACAAATAATTGTGTCATCTGCCAACCATAATATGATCTGGCTGCAATCCGCAGTTCAAGGAGAAATCATGTACAAGATTGAAATTGATATGGGTTGGTTGGCTGACACTAAACTTACCATTGAAACTCATGACTTTGACATCATTGAAGTCATCAAGGAATTTGTTGAATTCCAAGAGTCAGAAGGTTGGGCTGGTGCGTGGAATCCGGTCGTTTTTGACGATAGCGAAATCGATGAAGATGACGCGGAAGATGACGCGGAAGAAGTTAAGTAACTGGAATCACGCGGCCTCGGAATTCAATGGAATCGGGGCCGTGTGTTGTCACCAGTTCGGGAAGCAGTAACTTGCCATCATGGAAATTTAGCACCGCAAAGCCCGACCTCCAGTTGAGTGGGCCTTTTTCTGTGTAGTCCTCAAACTGTGGCCCATAGGGTTCTGCAAGGGTTCCAGTATCAATGCCGTATCTCACGCCGTTGTAGTCAGAGAATGGAGTGACTTTTAAGCTATGCAAATGTCCCGTGACAATGTTAGTACCTGCCCACATCGTATTGTTATGTGTTGCGTGGATACCACCCTTGAATCGATGTTTAACAACAGTGGATTCATTTAGCCATACTGACCAACATGGTTCCCAACTTAGGAAATGGTCTTTCAAGCTAAAGCCTTTGACTTGCTCATACTGAGGCGCATTAGCCGCTAGAAAGGTCTCAAACCGCGCATCATGGTTGCCCAAAGGCCATATCAATTTGACGTTGTGACGGGCCTTTTTAGCCGTTTCTTCAATCTCTCCCATCGCCAAAGTACACGCCTTTAGTTCTTCAATGACTGTAGGTGCTTTACTCCAGCCGATTCGTGGGTGTCTAGAGATTCCAGCACCATCAAAAATGTCGCCATTGGCAATCACAGCATTGGGTTTCAGTTCTTTGATGGCCCACAAAAGACCTCTGTAGGCAGTAGAGTGGATGCCGGGCCAAAAGTGTGCATCAGAAAAAACAATCACTGTCCCGTTAAGGATACCCAAATTGTTGCTATGCGGATGAGTTAATGAAATTTGAAAATGTGCGTACTGATTGTTCTTTTCCGCTTGAGGTGCTTCAATCTTTTTTTTAGTTTTATGTTCAATCCGTCTGCGCCTTTTGTAAAGCGCGGAAATATCAATGTTTAGCATCCTGCTTGCTTTGCTCATTGATTCGCTACTTTGAATAGCTTGAATGACTTGATCGTCAGAAAAATTAGTGATAGCCATTACAGTTTCTTTCGCCAATAAAGGGTGTCTTTGCAACCCCAAGGTTTAGAAGGTTCAAACATTTTGAAACCGCAAGCTATCAAACTGTTGGCAGAAGCAGGATTGAATCTTGTGTCAGAAACTAACCATTTCCACCCAATAGCTTTTGCTTGTCTAATTCTGACGCGAATAAACTTTTTCTGTAATCCCTGTCCACGATGAGAAGGAATAACACCAGCACGACAAAGATAGCCACAATCAACCCACCGCACAGAGCGAACAAGACCCGCGAAACCAATATCCACGCCATTTTTAGTAGCAATCCACCAAGTCCCAAAATTTGTGTCATCGGGCTTGTCATAGGGTAAACAGATATTTTGTAGTGCAGAAAGTCTGTCTTGTACTGAATCTTTGCGGGTGTCTGCGCGAATAATCATTAGCGCATTGGATTGTTTTATTGTTAACTTGTTATGACAAAACTGATAAGGCTTGATCGGTATGGCTAATCCTATCGTCAAGCCCAATTGTCCCGCCATTAATCTTCTTGGTCAGTCCAACCCAATCAGCAGCTTCCGCAAGGTTGTTGCAATTGTGGGTTGACCAGAACCAACCAGCAGTGAGCGCAGCATATTTAGGCGTTGCCACAAGGTCAGGCTCCATCACAAAGTCAACTCCCAGGGCTTGACCAGCATGGAAATAGTTAGCATGGCCCGTCAACTGGATGCAGCCACGGCCTCTGAACCGATACCCGTCACCAGATGCCTCATCCCTGTTGCCCATGCGTGAGGAATACACCTTGTTGGCAATCTTCTTAGGGTTCTTGGCATATTGGTTGGCAATCTCCATCGTTGGAAACCTTGACTTCCACAATTTCATTAGCGTTTCAGCACGATAGTTAAGGTTTTCTTCAAGGATTCTGAAGTGTCCACACTCATGTCCACATTGACCAATGAATGCCGCTTGCTGGCGCTTTGTAGAAATACCAAAAGTATTGAAAGTCTCATTGAGTGCATCAACCCACTCAGCCCCAATGTGGAGTTTTTTCAGTTGTTCAGCGGTTACCATTCATCACCCCCATTACCTTGTTATAACTGTCAATACACGCATTCAATTGCGCGGTGTTTCTGTCGCCTTGGGCGATGATTTCGGCAATGGCTGCAAGGGTTGCTCTGTCGGAGTCAGAAGTTTCATAAACCGGTCTGACAGGTTCACTTCTTTCTTTTGGGCTATCTCCGGTGGCAGTGGGGGCATTTGTGGGGGCTTGTACACAACTTGTGGACGGGAGCCGCAACCGACCAGCACGAATAGCAGAATCAAGACTAGATTGTTTTTGATTGATGACATTATTGGCCTCCGAAAGTTTGGTTGATTGGTCATTCAGTTGTTGGGCAAGTTCACGCTCTTTTTCCCGTGATTCTTCATTCTTTTTGGCAATCTCTACTTGCATCTCAGCGTCACGATCACCCCATCCAACATGATGCCCATAGCCGTAGGCGCCACCCACAGCAATCATTGTCCCAATAATGAAATAGGGGTTAAGCATTCTTCACCTCTTGACGAGCAAGGGCGATTTCTTCCCGCACAGAATCATGCTCAAGGTGGTTTGGTGGAGTTGTAGGAGGAGGCGGTGGTGTCCAGGTTTCATCCAAAGGAGGATTAACCCAGACAGGCAAAGCGCCAGATGGGGCAGGAGGTGGGCTAGGAGGCGCAGAAACAGGCGTAGAAGGCGCTGAAATCTGAGGTGCAGGAGTTGTGCTTGTCACAGCACCAACGGCCCGTTTACCAACGATTCCACCGATTCCACCAACGATCAACAACACAATGTCGTTCAGCATCTTGGTATAGGCTTGATCGATGGGAGCCATACTCTTGATGGGTTGAGTTACAAAAGTAACTGAATAGAGCAGGGCAATCACGATGCCAAACAAAATGATGGTAATCATCACCACCACAAAGCCCCAAATGCGAACTTCTAAGTCTTCTGGGGTGTATTTATTTTTTGTCATCATCGGCCTTCTTTTCTTCAACCTTTAAGGGTTCGACTTTGGTGGTCAAGATAGGTGCTACAAGGTATTCAGGACAGGTTTGGGTGAATAAGCATCTGGGCTTTTGGCACTCAGGAAGGTCAAATTTATCAGGATTCTGGCAAACAT